CATACACATTCTTTAAAGAAAACGGATTTATATTTAACACAGGTTCTTATACAATCTCATCAGCAGATGGTATTTTAAGTGGAGCAGTTACAAGTTCAGCATTTGCAGCAAATATAAGTGCAAGTGTAGTTGTATTAGCTGACCAAAAATTTAGTGGTTCATATGGTACAGGTGAAGCTTGTGAAGGATTAACTCCAATGATTAAATCTCAATTAATTTCAGGCGATAGATATTCATTATTCCAAATCGAAACAATCACTGCTGGAAACGCAGCAAATACTAAAGTAAAAGTTGGTATTTCAAACGTAAAAGCAGCTGGTACAACAAATGGAACTGATTATGGTACGTTCACTGTTGTAGTTAGAGATTTCAATGATACCGATAAAAAGAAAGTAGTATTAGAAACTTATTCAAATGTAAACTTAGACCCTAATTCTCCAAACTTTATTAGTAGAGTAATTGGTGATAGAAAAAGAAATATTAATTCTTTAGGCAAAATAACTGAAACCGGTGATTGGGTTAACAATTCAAAATATATTAGAATTACAAACTTAAATGACGCAGCTCCAGTTCAAGCGGTACCGTTCGGACACGCAGCATATCAATTACCTGTAAACGCAGGAAACTACGCATCTTATATTCCAAGAGTATCATTCTCAACAGGTTCAGTAGTAGATTCTTCTAAATATAGTGGTATTGATTTTGATAACAATGGTGATAATAAAATCTATATGAAGCCAGTTCCTGTAAGTGCAGGAAACGGAGCAAACGCTGTATTTTCATTAGACACTATTGCTGGATTAACATTAAGTTTAACAACATCTGCAGAAATTGCAAAAAGACAATTTATTGTAGGATTTCAAGAAGGATTTGACGGATTTGCACCAAACACAAACGCAGCTGATATTGACCCAGCAACAACTGCAGGTAAATTAGCATATGGAAAACACATCGCAGCATTATCAAATGCAGATGAATATGATATCAATATGGTAATTGCACCACATGTTAATAGAGCAGACCACTCATCAGTATTTACTTCTATTTTAGATATGGTAGAAGGTAGAGCAGATGCATTCTTTATTGGAGATGCAGGTAACGCTTCAACTTCTTTATCAGCAACTATAACACAAGCACAATCAGTTGATTCTAATTACGCAGCAGTTTATTATCCTTGGATTAAAACAATTGATGTAAATACAAACAAATTAATAACAGTTCCACCATCAGTATTATTACCGGGTGTATTCGCAGCAAACGATAGAGTAGCGGCAGAATGGTTCGCACCAGCAGGTTTAAATAGAGGTGGTTTAGTAGGAGCAGTTAGTGTATTAAATAGATTAACACAATCTGAAAAAGATGATTTATACGAAAACAAAGTAAATCCAATCGTACAATTCCCTGGACAAGGTATCGTTGTATTCGGACAAAAAACTTTACAAGATAAACCATCTGCATTGGATAGAATTAATGTAAGAAGATTATTATTGACCGTTAGAAAATATATCGCATCTACTTCAAGATATTTAGTATTTGAACAAAATACTTCTGAAACAAGAAATAGATTTTTAAACATCGTTAATCCTTATTTAGAGTCAATCCAACAAAGACAAGGTTTGTATTCTTTTAGAGTAGTAATGGATGATACAAATAATACTCCAGATGTAATTGATAGAAACATTATGAAAGGTTCTATTTATTTACAACCAACTAAGACCGCTGAATTCATTCAAATTGATTTCAATATCTTACCAACTGGAGCAGCTTTTAACGGATAATTTAAAAAATAGATATTTATAATAGAACAATAAAAATAAAAGAAAATGCCAGAGATATTAGAATTTGATAAAATGTTTTATACCAATTTCGAACCTAAATTACAAAATAGGTTTATTATGGAAATTAATGGTATTCAATCTTACATGATAAAAACAGCAAGTAGACCAACATTTACATCAGAGGTAGTTGAATTAGACCATATTAACTTAAAAAGAAAGATTAAAGGTAAATCAACTTGGGATGATATTAATATTACTCTTTATGACCCAATTGTACCATCAGGTGCACAGCAAGTTATGGAATGGGTAAGACAATCACATGAATCATTAACAGGTAGAGATGGATACGCAGCTTTTTATAAGAAAGATATCAATTTCTATTTATTAGGCCCAGTAGGTGATAAAATTGAACAATGGACTTTAAAAGGAGCTTTTATTTCATCTGCAAACTTTGGTGATGTGGATTGGAGTTCAAATGACCCAGTATCAATTGAATTGACATTGGCATATGATTACGCTATATTAGAATTTTAATCTAATAAAAATTATAAAAAAGAAGGGAGACAGAAATGTTCTCCCTTTTTTATTTTTTTGAAAAGTGTATATATATTATTAAACACAAAGTTATATTTTATTATGGAACAAAACATTGAACAATCGGTTACTAGAGGGTTAACAAGTACACAACAACAACCTAAAAAAGATTATCCATTTCCTACGGAAGTGATTAGTTTACCATCAAAAGGATTAGTATATCCTGAATCATCACCATTAGCATCAGGTGAAATAACAATTAAGTTATTAACCGCAAAAGAAGAAGATATTTTAACTTCTACAAACTTAATTAGAAAAGGTATTGTATTGGATAAATTATTGGAATCAATTATAGTTGAGCAAGGAGTAAAAATTGATGATTTATTTATTGGAGATAAAAACGCAATATTAATTTCTTCAAGAATATTGGCATATGGTTCCGATTATAATATTACTATAACAGACCCAACGGAAAATGAACAGGTCGATGTTAAAGTTGACATGAGTAAATTGAATATGAAAGAAGTTGATGAAACTTTATTTAATAGAAATAATGAATATCAATTTACTTTACCAAAAGCAAATGTTATAGTTAAATTTAAATTATTAACACATGCTGACGAAATTGCAATTAATAAAGACATTGAAGCTAGTGAAAAGAATTTAAAGCAACCAAATGAAGTTACTGCAAGATTTAGAAGAATTATTTTAGAAGTAGATGGTAATAGAGATACAGGCTTCATTAGTAATTTTGTAATGAATAGATTAGAATCAAAAGATGCACGAGCATTGAGAAATTATATAAATAAAATTACTCCAGATGTAGATTTTACATTTGAATACACATCACCTTTTACCGGCGATAAGGAGGCGTTAAAGGTGCCTGTTGGGGTAGACTTTTTTTACCCTGCCGAGTAATTACGCTCAACTTTTACACAAAAAAATATTTAGTTTAATTTATAATTCAAATGGTGGTTTTAATTGGCATGATGTTTATTTTATGCCAGTTAAACTACGTGAATTTTATTTAAATGAATTAATAGAACATAAAGACGCTGAAAGAGAATCATATGAAACTGCGTCTAAGAAAAAACCAACATCTCCAGGTAGAACGAATAGACGATAAAATGGTTATATGTATATTTATTAATACAATCATATAATAAATACTTTAATGGCCGATAATCATAATTATAGAAGAAGTACCAATCAAGACCAATTTGAAAGAAGTATAGGTACATTTAATTCTAAAGTTGATAAGTTTAATCAAACTGTTTCATCATTAACAACTGCATTGGATAATTTTACCAAATCGGTTGGTGATATGAATCAAACAAGCCAACAATCACAGGCATTAAATAATTTAAATGGTGGTGCAACAACTCCAACTGCTCCATTAACTCCAGAAGAAAGACAACAAAAAGCACAAAAAAGATTAAATACAAAAGGTGTAGCTAGATTGGATAGTGCAATGAAACAATTTGGTGCAGATAAAATATCAGATTGGGGAGAACAAATATTTGGAAAAAAATCTATTTCCGGATTAAAACAAAAAATGGCAACAGGTTTTGGACTTATTCCAAAAGTAGGTAAAGGTGGTGGTGCGGGTATGGTTGCAAAAGCAGCGAGTGGTATTGGAACAATGGTTGGTAGTATTGTAAAATTTGCCGGCCCAATTGCATCAACTTTTGCAATTGCAAAAAAAGTATTTGATTTTTGGGATTCGGGTGGATTTGCTAAAATGAGTATTGGTAAAGATATGTTGTTTGGTAAAGGTAGAGCGGGAATGGCCGGTGTCAAAAAAACAAGAGCATCATTAGAAGGCACAAAAGCATTTAGAGAAATTGACGCCGAATACACATATGTTAAACCTCTGGAATTAAGACAACAGTTAGAAAGGGAAATGTTTGACTTAAAAAAAGAATATGCAACAAAAGGTTTAGAATATGACCAATCAATGGTTAAAGATGAATTAAACTATAAATTTTCAGTAGAAAAAGCTTGGGAACAATATAGATTTAGTCAAGAATCACAAAATTTAGAAGCAGAATATAGTAGAAGAAAAGATTTAGCAATAGCCGGAATGACATATGCAAAAGGTATGTTTTCTATATCCGAAAGAGCTCTTAAAGCAGTTGGGTCATCAACTAAAGAAATATTAAATGCAGTTGGTAAATTCTCAACGATACTAAATACTACATTAAAACAATCAATGCAAATTGCAGAACAATCTGGTGCAATGGCACAACATTTTGGTTCATCTACTGAAAATGTTCTTCAAATGGCAAATTTATTTCGTTTGATGGGTAAAACCAGTGCAAAAGCGGGATTAGGATTTACAATGGGATTGGACAAATTTGCAAAAGAAAATGGAATGACTCCGGAAACTTTATTTAAACAAATAGTAGATAGTCAAGAAGAAATATATAAATACTATAATTTACAAGGTGATGCGTTAGCAAAACAGGCAGTATTACTACATAATATGGGAGTTTCAATGACCGGTATTATGAAAGGTTCCGAATCAATGGTATTAAATTATAAAGATAGTATTAAATCGGAAATGCAACTATCGGCAATGTTAGGAAAAAATGTTAATCTATCAGGTGTTAGAGCACAAATGATGATGAACAACCCAGCAGCTGCAATGGCCGAATTAAAAAGACAATTATCAGGAACGGATATCACAAAAATGAATCCATTTGAAAAGCAAGCATTATCTCAATCTACTGGTATGGGTATTGACCAATTGATGCAATTACAACAAGGTGGAAGTAATGGTGTTAAGGGGCAATTAACACAAGCTCAAGAAATGGGTAAACAATTTGCAGAAGCAGCATTACAACAAGATAAAGCACAAGAGGGAGCAAGAACGGCACTTCAATTACAACAACAAAAAATTAGTTTACAATTAGAACAGAGACAAAGATTATCAATGTTACAATTGGAACTTGCTCAAAGAATCGATAGTATTCAAATGGAAGCAAAGTGGAGAGCATATTGGACTTTGTATTATGAAAAGAACCAAAAAAAGGATATGACTGCAGCCGAACTAAATAAAGAAATGGGTGCAAAGGCCGTAAACTATTTTGTAGCAGGTACATCTAATTATTTGCAAGGAATGGGAATTGATATGTCCACACAAGTATCAAAAGGCGTTATGGAGGGGTTATCAAATAAAACCGCATATATTAATAATGCTGGAATTAAAGGTACGGATATGAGATTGGCAACTTGGTCAGACCAATCTGTTAAATTAACCGAAGAATTGATAAAATCAAAAAAATCTCAATCAGATGCGACCATAGCACTTAATGATTTAATGATTAAAACTTTTCCAGAATTAAAAGGAGCATTAGAAAAAACCGCTGCAGATAACAAACTT